CCCCAAGCACCAACAACCTCGGAGTTCTTAGATCCTAAAGCTTGTTCTCGGATAGCTGACTTAGCACCCCACTTTGTATTGAATAGATTAGAGATATCCATCAATACCCCATAGATCTGGTTGTACAGTGCATCAAAGATAGCCCCTACAGCATCGAGGATACTCTGAGTCCTAGTACCCTGCTCCTTACCCATATTGAGCATAGCCTCAGCATCTTTTTCAGCCTGAGATTTGCCAGCTTCAGCGTTCTTCTTATCCAATGACTTCCAGACGTCACTCTCCTTCATCTCCTTGATTTTTTTCTTCAACATGATGGCATTGTTCTTGACGTCGTCATCACTAGCTTTCTGATCTATCACTCCCATGTTCTTGAGTTCAGTAATGAGCTCCTTGTTTCCAGCTGGGTTATCAACAGCATTTACTAAGTCTTCTCGCTGTTGCTCTAAACCACGCTCCATTCCACGCAAAGCCTCTAGAGCATCCTCACCACCGGCAACCTGGGCACCCCAAGCCTCACCCTTTAGCCCAACAGCACCCTCTATATTCTTCGATCCGGATTGCTTAAGGATAGCTTGCCTCTGCATATCGAAAGACCCGAAGCCAGACATGTTTTTGGCAGCAGCCGCAGCACCATAAGTCCCCAACTTAGCTGACTTCTCATTTCGAACAGCATTCTTGTAGGCCTCCCGCATTGTGCCTACATCCTTAACCTTACCTGCGGCACCCATCTCCGTGAGGGTGCCTTTACCCGTCCTACCACCTTCGAGAAGTTTCTTGGCATCCTCTGGGCTAACACCAGCCTCACCGGCAAGCTTGGCAATGATATCCTTCTTCTGATCTTCGATATCTTGCTGAATGGCTTTGACGGCTCCACCACCTCCTAAGAGAACTAGTTTCAGCCTATCTTGGATTGACTTCCCAGAGAGCCCCTGCGAGAAGGTCTTGAGGAACTTGTCGGCTGTCCTAGGACTCATCACTTTACCGAGTTGCCCTAGCATCTTGGTAGCTTCCCCGATGCGAACCCCATACAGGCCTAAGTCTGAAGAGACACTCCGAAGAATGGCAAAGAACTTGTTAGCAGAGATCCCTGAAGAATCAGCTGCATTACCAATCTTGTCGAATTCCTTTCCAACATCATTGAGAGAAACACCGAGGTCTCTCATCATCTCACCCTGGAACTGAGCTATCTCATCAAGTGACACCCCGAATAAGCGTGAGTAGCTAATAGCCATCGACGAGATATCAGTGTACTTCGTCAGACTCTTGCTTGTGTCGTCAATCCGCTGCTTATTATCCTCGAGAGTGCTATCGATACGTTGTAGGGATATACCTTCTCTGTTGAGGGTATTGATGAACTGCTGATGGTCTTTTGCTAAGGTACCCATCTTCATGTTCATCTTGAAGTCACTGGTTTGGTCCCTAACTTTGCTGAGGATGTCATCTAGGTGCATCATCCCCAAACCGACATCCTTACCCTGAGAGGAGTAGAGATCCCACGTAGAGGCACCCTCTAGGACAGTCTTGTTCATCTCCTTGACCGCCGCATCAGCGTCTAGGAACAACTTAACCAGACCCATTACAGCGCCACCAACCAAGCCCAGCATGGGAACTATCTTTGACAGAGTACCAAGGAGTGGACCTATGCCCTCCATAGCCTTGCCAACGCCCTTCATGGCTCCGCCCATCAACCCACCTCGAGCCTCACCCTTGGCTGCAACACCAGCCCCATGAGCCATCGAGAACTTGGCTGCACCCTTCAGCATCCCAGCTGAAACCTTGTAGCCAGCTTTCCCTATACCGAAGATGTCTTTACCCCTGAGAGCACTAACAGCATCCTTGAAGCCGTCAGCCATCTCTGCTCCGACTTTGGTCGACTTGATATTGTCAATAAACTCTCGAGTCTGCTTTGCAGACGTAGATCTCTTCTCAATATCTTTAGTAGCCCCGGTGGCAACCATGCCCTCACCAAGGGCTTTTCGCTTGTTGGAGAACCTAAGCTTAGCTTGGCGAATGAGAGCTTGGGTAGTCTTTTTAGCAAGCTCTAGCTCAGATTTTGCAGAATCCCTATCTGCCTTAGAGGAAGCCTTACTTAGCTTGTCCTCAATCCTGGATATCTTGGTCCTCTCAACACGAGTAACGCTAGCAAGTTTCTTGTAGGCTTTCTCAACAGCTTTGAACTCACCGTCCAACCGTCTCCTACTTTTCGGGGACATGGACATAGCTATATCACTAAGATCCTTCGCTGTTTTCCCAGCTTCCTTTCGAAAACTCCGTAGTGACTTGGAATCAAAGTCCTTAATCTTCAGACTATTGTTAACCATATTCCTAAGGGACTTATCGATCTTAGACACTTCCCCAAGAGCCTTGCGGGTCTCCATCTCGATATTGAACGCTAGCTCAATCTCTTCTCTGTTGGTGGGCATGTATCACTTCCGAAAAGGGGTTGATCTTGGTCTAGGGGGTGGGAGGGATCTGATCTCCGAGACGTCGCGATTAGTGACCCCAATCGTTGACCTCACTCCAGACCCTTGATAAGTAGAGTCCTCAGGATCCACGTACTTTTCGAGAAAGCTCCCCATCCGCTCATCCATCATTTCAGGGAAAACCATATGAGACGCGGCTTGTTGAGCTTGTAACTGCTTACTCCTTGTTATGCGCTGTTGTACTTCTGCAAGAGAAAGACCTTCCAAATTAGTTGATGCCATGTAGGGAAGAATTCCTTCACTATCCTTCTCGTGAAATAGTGTTTGAAGTTTCTTCTGTCGGTCTTGAATCTGAGCCTTGATCCTAGCCTCTTCTCGAGCAACTACCTCATCGTGCCAGTCCTTCTCACCACGAAGATCCTTCTCAAGTTGATTTGCCAGCTCCTCTGTTGATCTAGCAACAGTCATTGTATAACGACCCTTAGTTTCAGCCTCATCGGGTCGCTCATGAAGGATCACTTGCCTAAGGATCTTATCCCTCTTCTGGAGCCTCTCCTCATGCTCTTTCTGTCGACGATCCTTATCTTGATTGTAGATCTTACGAATCTCCTTGCCCGCAAAACAAGACCCTATGAACTTGGCGTTATCCCATTCTCGTTCAGCAGCTTCCTTGAGGTCTTCGTAATAGTTCAGAGCTCTCCACACAAGTTGAGCATAATTCAGACCAAGTTTCTCAGTACCCTCTACTCCTGTACAAGCAGAGCTCATGAGGTCTAGGTTTTTGTATTGTGCCCATTTGAATCGTGATAACTTCTCGATGTTGAAGGCCTCAGTCATCGTAATAGCATTTGCAGCCTTCTTATTTACCTCTGACAAGTAGCGTATGATCTTGGATCTAACCTGTGGTGAGAAAGAAGTGAAGGCCTTCTCAATCTGGGGTATCCACTGCTCACGATTAGGCAATATATTCTGCCCGTCGATCATGAATACCCCATAGGATATGAACGAACTATAATACCGTTCGATAGACTTACCTGTAGTAGTACCAGAACCCGCTATCCAATTGAGGTATTCAAACTCATGGTGGTTCATTGACTTGAAAAGAAATTGAACCCCATTGATTACAGCTGGGATAATGATGAAACCCCTGAATAAGAGGCTCTCTACGTCATGGTAGACCTCAGGGTTGACCTCCGGCTCTTTTGGAGCCGTGATTCGAATATCACCAGAGTCAACGTCTTCGGCGGATAGGTCTTCTTCTACGCCTTCTACCAGTTGATTGATCCGGTCGTTGAGGGAAAGGCGGCCCATACCCCTCAGAACTTATTTGGTGGACGATACCGTGGGTTAAGAGCACCCTGAGATGGCTTATTCAATATAGAGAGTACGCCATCTTCATTTGGCTTCTGTTGCTCACCCAGGATTGGAATACCCTCAACTCGAGCACCTATGAATTGGGAACCACCCTGGATACCAAGAGGTAGATCATTGGGATCGAACCCCTCCAAGGCTCCTATATCTTGAGCTCGTTTCATTATAGCTGGAGTCGGAGGAATCACCTGACCCGGTGTCGTTCTAGGCTCAGTCACCGGCTGACTTTCAACTGGAATCGGTTGAGTCTCTGATTGGGATATTGGTTGAGGTACTGGTTGGGGTACCGCCACGGGTCTCTGATTCAGTGGGGTTCTAGTCTGTAACAAGGACTTCAAATCTGTCTTTGTAGAGACAGGCTCAACTACTGTGGTAATGGTAGGTGGAGCCTCTTGAGCCCCCTCTCCCGACTGAACCTCACCAGCTGCCTTGGATAGAACCTCGTCTACCTTCTCACGCTCTTCCTTAGAAGTGATTGCCACATAACCAATCTCCTCAAGGATGCGCTTGGCTAACTCAAACGGAAGGTGACCCTCAAGGTCTTTTACTTCGACAAGTAAACGACGGAATCTCTCATCTGGAGTTTCATCTGGAAGTGTGAATTCTACCCCTTCGGCAGCTGCAACTTCAGACTTACGGGTGACATCCAAGAACTTTCGATAGGCAACATCAACTACTTCTCGAGACCAGGTAGCCAAAACATAATCGTAGATGAACTTGTGCCTTTCGAGAGTGATTATTTTTGATATCAGTTGCTTGGTAACCGGATCAGGCTCTTCAACATCGACTTCAACGAAGTCATACTCCCGAAGGCTTTCACCATTGAGTTCTATGAGAGATCTGCAGATATGACCTTTCTTAAAGACATTGACATAGTCAAGCCCCTCTTCTAGATCATCAGTCTCCGCTACAACAGCTGAAAACTCTTCAGGGAGTAGGTTCCGAAGAACCACCTCACATCCGGCAACTGTGAATCTCTCTTCAACCTCACCAACCCGCTGCGCTTTTTGGAGAGCCTCGGTGATCTTTTTTGCTTGTAATTTCTTTGCCATTCTCGCACCTTTTGATCTAATTTGATCTGACTAAGTAGTCCCGTGCTGCCAACAAAATCTCGGGGTTATCTTGGAACTCACCCAACCCTATGTTACAGCTAAAGCATAACAAACCCCTCACCTTACCAGTAGTATGATTGTGGTCTATAACCTTGCGTATCAAGGGCTTGCGACAGATAGCACAAGCCCCTTCCTGGACCGCAAGTAAGAATTGAATCTCTTCAGGTCCAATACCGTACTGGTATTTCAAACGTGAAGCCTTACCCCGATCACTTTTCCTATAAGCACTCATGTACTTACGGTGGTTTTCTGGATCAGTAGCTGCTCTTGTAGAAGCGTTCTGGCAAGTTTTGCACCAAGGGTTCAACCCGTCTTTTCGGTTCTTATCCCGATTGAAAGGACCAGGACCACCACACTTAGCACAAGTTTTATTTTTCACAGATCCTCCTTCTAACTTAGAACAGTAAGAAGAGAGGACTTCGCGGGTACGGCAGAATAGGGAGTGTACATCTACATTCCGTCTCGGGGATCTAATCTATGCTCCAGTGAAGGAGTCCGAGGGAAGTTTGATCTGGGTCTAATTTAGATGATCTGCATTTACATCCGTGGCCGCTTGTCCAATCTCATCTGAGGCCCTCTACAATGAGAGGGCCTAAATCAAAAGTTAAGCCCCTATGAGGTTAGTCGCTGGCTGTGCCCCACCCGCGAAACGGAGTGAGAATCCAGCACCAGCAGTACCACCACCAGCAGGAGACAATCCAGAATCGATGAACTCACCATAGTTCGAGATACCGTCGATGATATCAGTCACTGTGACAGAGCTATTCTCCGCAACAATAGCTGCATCCGAAGTGAAAGAAGCTGAGTAGCTATTCAACCAGCAACCCTCGAAGAAGGTGAACAAGGCTTTAATGTCGGAAGAGTAGATGTTAGCAACACCCTGAGGCTGAGTAGTGGCAGACTTCGGAGCCAAGGGTACACCAGCGATGTCTTCCTTGGAGCTGATCTCACTGAAGACCAGTTCTTGTTTGATGTCGAAAGGCCACCTGTGGTGACGAAGAGATCGAACAAGACCTTCGATGCCACCCTTGTACCCAAGAACCTGGAAGATGTTCACGGTATACAGAAGGGTTCGGTTCAACGTAAGAGTCATCGGCTCAGTGACACCTGGAACCAACTCGGCTACCATATCACCAAAACCAACCCCACGCACCGGGTCAATAGTTCTTGACTCGTCAAACCCAAATTCTGAGATCACACCGATCTGCTGGAATTTAGCCTTCGAAACCATATAACCGTATACCTTATTTTTTTGGCTAACAGCTACACGTGTATTCGGGGACGTTCCCATTCTGTAAATAAAAGTATCTAGTTCGCGAGGAGATCCCATTGTTATGCTCCAGTTTCAGTGTCTTTATGGGCCGGAGCCCGTTGAACTACAAGCTTGAAAAGGGAGGGATCCTTTGCACCCTTCCTAGAATTACATGGACGACAAGCAGGAACTATGTTGTCCTTTGTATGGTGACCCCCGTTAACTATAGCAACCCTATGATCCATAGTCAGGGGCACATCTGACCTACCGCAATAAGCGCACTGGTGGTTGAATTCAACTAATAACTCCAACCATTGATCAAAGGTGAAACTAGAGTTAGAGGTTACCTTATGACGAAAACGCCTGTACTCAGGATGTTCTGTGTGCCATCTTTTTCTTAGCTCACGAACTCGTTCTTGATTTGAGGCTACCCAGTTAACGTATAACTCACGAACCTTATCAGGGTTGTTCTTTCTCCAACTTCTAGAGGCAGCTCTAGATTTCTCAGGATTACTCTCGAACCAAGCCTGGTAGGTAGCTCTAGCTTTCTCAGGGTTACTCTTCTTCCAAGCTATAGCTGAAGCTATAATGTGCTCAGAATTCTTAGAGTAATACTCTTTGTACCGCTTACTCTCAGACTCCCTTTGTCTTTCAGTAAGTGGATGAGTATCTCGAAATACCCTGGAACGGTCTCGAACAACCTTCCGTTGTTCTTTAGTAAGAGGGTTTAACTTCCGATGCTCTTTCTCTTTTTTGGAAAGGCACTCTTTACACCAAGCTACCCTACCAAACCTACCTGTCTTATGCTTCTTAAAACAATCTAAGAATAAGTCTCTGCCACAAGGGCCAAGACAAACCTTCGTATCAGGCAGATCTTCGCTCATACCTAGCAACACACCTGCTTGGTATGAGTTTTCTGCTGGAAGAAGGTTCAATTGAAGCATGTGTCAGCTAAAGTGTGAGTTGATCTTATCTGTCATCACCGACAGCTCTTTTAGAGCTGCACAAAGTGACGGGTCCGAGAGGTCAGCACCAGTGATAAGACGAGAAAGCATACTAGAGATTCTATCCAGGTCACCCCTGGCAACATGAGTGTTGTTCTTGGTACTGGCTTCGACCACACCAAGAGTACTCTCAATCTTTGTCATAACAGAGTTAGCTAAGGCCTCGTTGATGATCGGGACGTCTTTGGATGCTAGCTTGTAATAGATGGAGTTCCCACCATCAATCTCAGAAGAAGCATCTTTATCCTTGCCCTTTTGCAACCAAGGCGGGAGATCCTTCTTCTTATCCTTGTCGTCTCCTTTATCATCATCCTTCTTGGACTCGCCCTTACCATGCTCTTCGTTGTACTTCTTCAGAGCAGGAGGTAGCTCACCGGCTTCTTTGCCTTGTTGCTCATCCTCTTGGGACTCACCCTTATCATGCTCTTCGTTGTACTTCTTCAGAGCAGGAGGTAACTCACCAGCTTCTTTGCCCTTGTCCTTCAACCAAGGAGGAAGATCCTTCTTCTTGTCCTTGTCGTCACCATCGTCTTTCTTACTCTCCCCTTTGCCGTGCTCTTCGTTGTACTTCTTTAGAGCAGGAGGTAGCTCACCAGCATTCTTGAGATGATCATAATCTCCGAAGTCTATCCGACCCTTCTCGTGTTCTTCGAGACGAGAGGCTAAGGACTTACGAAGTGCAGCTGGAATATACTTGTCCTCAGGCTCCCTGATCCTAAACTCCCGCATATACTTCGGTACAACCTCAGTATTAATGAAGTGCAGCCACAGTTTCTCTGCAGCTGACTTACTATAGGATCCCTGCCCAAGCCTATTGATCAGATTCCTAACGATGACCATCCTATCCTGATAGAGCCTTCCTTCATTCTGAATGTGAAGAAATAGCTCTTCTTCAAGATCTTTATCAAAAGATGCGGCAGTCTTTCCAAGAACGGATTCCAAGAGGCTTGCTGTAACAGCCTGAAGCCCAGTGATATCAATCTCAGAAGCAACGGTTGGTTCCTTCTCAAAGGCACCCAACATCTTGGTTAGATCATCCATAGCGGAGTAGAAGTAACGGTTGTCACTCTGCCCACTTGGCTTCTTCCCTAACTCAGTGACCATCTTGGATAGGGAGTCGATAGCTCCTTGGACTTGTTCCTCGCTGAGTGACCCAGCAGCGTGTTCTTTAGCAGTTTGCTCTAAAAGCTTGATATGCTCCTCGATCTCTGCAATTTGCTGTTTGATCGCTTCAGCTTGTGTTGTCTCTTGGGTCATACCGGAGCCTCTAAAAGGTTGTCGAGAAACAATTGGGATAAACAGATCATCATGGCAGGCCCATCGAGACCTCTTAGGTTTCAGAAGATTCTCTAATTCCTCTAGGTCTACAGAGATAATGGTTTGCCCATTTTTGAGGAAAGCATTCAATGCCTTACGGCACCTATTGACACCACGAACTAATGTGGTCACAAGCTTCAGAACTGAGACAGATCCTAGATTAAGTTCCCGCCCGTCAGGGAAGGTAACGTAATCTCGAAACCCATCGGTCGCGACCGTGACCAGTTTAGCCATCTGCTACGTAGAGGGCCTACAACAAGATTCACGAAACCTGTTCGCCCTCATCCTCATCACAATCAAAGGGCGGTGGACAGGGAATGGTATCCCCGTCCATCCTGAAGTTTGGTACAAGAGGTGCGCTAGGGATGGTGGGATCCTTTAGGTCAGGTTCCCGTTCAATAACTAGTTGGTCCACACCTATTCAGATTCTCAAAAACACTTCTAACAGGTGCGATACTAGAATCTTAGTACCTACAGCAGGTGAGTGAACAAAGTCCCCATCAAGCCTCCATCCTGAAACCCCACCAGAAATTACATCTAGGTCATTCAGGAATGGAATACAGTGTGAAAGATTGGGCCATGCTCTCTCGCTCTTCCTAGAACCTAGAATAGGGATTGAATCCTCTATAGGTTCCCCTATGAGAACCCCACGTAGATGCCCTAATCGGTATAGGACCTCCCAGGCTTCAACGGATGGCTTACTCGTCTCTGCAAGAACAAACCCATTGGTGCCAACGTCCAGGACTCTGACCTCTGGTAAGGATGACCCGATGTTAGGAATCCTCCCATCAATCAAATACTCTCTTATCCACTGTACAGCAGTCCCTATTCTCTCACCACGATCTATCTTTGACAGTGTATCAGGGAAAAACTTGTTGAATGAGCGTAGAAACCCAGCAATTGTAGGGTCTAGATGGGCTAACATTGAGGGTCCAAATCTATGAACCAGATCAACCCCATACACGAGACCTAAGGTAGCCGGATTGAGAGCTAGGTCTCGATTCAGGAAGAGAGTAATGGCCAGAATGGTATCTGGCCCTCTTACTTCATGAGTAGTGAAGTTCAGTGGGAGTGGGGTACCACAGATCAAATCCTCGAAGAACTGAGTAAGAGCTCCTGTGGACCTCGGATTGAAGTCTTTCCCATGGTGCTCATATACCATTGGCCCAACTTGACTGACTAGAGCCCCTGTCTCAAAGCAAATAGTATTGTCAACCAAAGCGGGCTGTCCAGGGTCTACTATGACCTGGAACTGAAGTTCTTCCATCCCTGGTGACTACACCGGATTATGAGAAGTCGTAGTTGTACCCAGAAGAGGTCTTTTTAGCACCACAGGTGCAAGCACCATCACACTTGCACTCAGTGCCACAAGACCCACCACAGGCCCCATCACACCCTGACTTTTGGATAACTTCTCGAACGATGTCCCGAACATTAGAGATTGGAACCCCAGCAATGTGATCCGGAACCGGAATGTCTGCCACCTCACCAGAGCTATACTCTGAAGCTACCTGGTTACTTGCATACCGATTACCGAGGCCATGACTCAGAAGGATGGTGATAACGTTGCTGGCTTCTTTCGAGGAAAGATCTTTGATTGCATCTTGATCCGGGGGCCATGTTAGTCCAGTGTCATCCCATTGAACCTCTTCAGCACGAGCGGCCATCGACAAGATGAACTTGATCTGCTTATCTGAAGCCGACGGCCCCTTTGAACCAGGTGCAGCATTACCACGCTGGTCCCAGTACTCAGCCTTCTCCTCATACAGCTCAATGTATTCTTCGATCTTGTCCTGCAGTGTATTGCGCCAGCTGTTGGTTCTCTTTACAAGGAACGAACCGCTAACAAGGGGCTTCTCAGACTTCACTCCGAGGATCACAACTCTAATAGAGTCACCCCCTGCCCCCGCTGAGTAACCACTTTGCATGATTGAAGTGTAGATTCGAATAACCACTGAAGGGCTCAAGGACAAGTCATAGGTAACCTGACCTCTAAATGATCCCTGATCAGGCCGCAATGCTCGGAAACCCCTTTTGAGGAAGGTATCCATCTCCTTCAGAGTTACTTCAATGTATGCCATCTCAAAACTCCTCAGAGTCGTTTGGGTCTAGTAGGTCAACAGAGGATTCTTTGGTCACCTCTTGCGGAACCTCTCCTGGTTTGATTACGTTCTCCCCAGCAGCAAGACCAGCGTCGAATACAAAGGGACTCATCCCTTTCGGACAAGTAATCTCAAGATTGACTGCTGCTCTAGTCAATGCCACATAGGCCAGATTCCGTTCAGCTTTCATTCGAGCGGCTTCAGTAATTGGATCTGGAGGTGGTTCATCAGGCTTAGGCTTCCTTTCCATTGGGAAGAGACCCTTCGGCATAACCACGGCCACATTCTGCCACTGAGCCCCTTTGACCGAGTGAACCGTAGATAGAGTGATAGCGGGTGGCTTCTCCTTACGAAGTCCTGGGGGTAGCTCCTGCTGCTTCTTCTCCCACTTAGCAGGATCTACCCTAAGCGTGGCCGCTAGCTTCGAGTACCGAGCCAACTTTTTGATATAACCCTGAGCCAGAGCTGGATCGGTTGCCTCTTTTTGGTCATTCTCATTTGGCTTAGCCAACGAGAATAGGAACTGAACCGCCCCTAAACCCTTACCCTGATCAGACTTCTCCTTGACCTTGAGCAGACCCTCCTCTCCCAACTCCTCATGAACATCAGTCTCCTTATCCTCCTCTTCTTCTACATCCTGCTCGTCATCGGAATAGATAGAGGCATCCTCAGAGATCTGCTCACGCAAAGTTGAGGTTTCAAAGGTCTCAGTTCTGGTTGCGGAGTCCCAATTCTTGACCGTTGAACTGGTATTGTCCAAAATGTGATTGAGAAGATCCTCCGTTGTTGGGTTACCCTCAATGTAATCCTGAAGGTCTCTAATGCCAGGAGCTATCCCACCGAGAGCATTAGCCAGATCACCCACCATACGACCGTAAGCATACTCTGCAGTGTCTCTGCTCTTACCCTTACGTACCATGGCCTCTACGATAGCCGCCCTATAGGGTAGCTTTAGGCGTTCAGCTAATATTCGTACGTATCGAGTGTCCAACAAAATGTCAGGTCTGACGTTTCTAACGTCCACTCGTTGCTTGCGAGCTACCTCATCAAGGGCTTCATCTACCGCTTTCTCTAGATCGGCATGACTTAGACGTACCCCACGATCAGGCTTGGTAAGAACAGAGATGATGGATTCCCTCATCTTCTCATAGTCACTACCAGTTGCCAGATCTAGGTACCCCAGCACAGCTTTGGATTCAGGGGCCTCAAGGAAACCCCTACCACCACGACGGATATATGGGATCTCATTGATAATACAAGCTGTTTCAAAGTCATTGAGTTCAGCATTGGTCCTAGCCAGTACCGCGAAGTCCTCCGTGGCCGCCCCTTCGTCGATATCCTTTCGGTAGCGACCAATGGTATCAATGGCAGCTTCTACATTGGAATCCGGGATATTCACTTGAATAGAAGCTTGGCCACGACTCTTTCTTGGGTCAGACTTCGAAGCTATCACCGTTCCATCACTGTCCCGATCGATGAGCTTGTTAGCAGCCTCTACAATCTCTGGCTGACATCGGTAGTTGGTTCGAATGGTACGAAGAGTCCAACCCTCATCTAAGTTCTGGAACAACTCTGGTTTTGCCCCTCGGAACTGATAGATCGCCTGTTTTTCATCACCAACCATCCAGATTGACTTATCTTTTGAGTCCTGTGGAATATGCTCAGAAAGCATATCAAAAATCTGGTGCTGAACTGTATTAAGATCTTGAGCCTCATCTACGAGGATGTGATCAAACATCCCCTGCATTACTTCCTTCGCCTTTGGATCACGCCTCAAGATATCTCTCAGAATCTTGAGCATGTCATCCATATCCCCTAGGCGCTCCTTACCCCTACGATTCTTCGACATGAAGCTTTCGTACGGCTTTGATGGGTTGCACGGGGGTAACCAACCAGGAATGTCTCCCTTGAGACCTAAGTACATCTCGTACCAGATCACAGCCTGAGCTTCAGCTTGTGAGCTGACTGATGCCTTAGCCTGCTCAAGAGTTACATCATTTCCTCGCCAAGCATTGAGGAGGAGGCCAGCTTTCTTCGCCTGGGGTGGACTCTCTACCCACTTCCTAGGAAATCCATATCGAGACACCAAAGCATCTGGGCCGCACTCCACCCACATATTTCGGATAGTTAGTGAAAGACTTGATGGGTTGATGGTCTTCTGCTTACCCCAAGGAGGGGCAACCAACCTCGGAGGAGTGAGCATAGCCTTCTCCTCTGGAGTACCAAATCCAGGCTTCCCAGTCGTACCTATAAGGCTCTTGAACAAGGCGTGCATGGTCCCAACCTGCACTCCAGTGGTCCCAACAGACCCACTGAGCTTTCCCTTGATCTTGTCCTCCAGTTCGACAGCTGCCTTTTTGTTAAAGGAACAGGCCATAATTCTGGCAGGATTCACCCTCACGTCCTTTACCAGGTATTCGATACGAGCTACCAAAGTCGTCGACTTCCCACTGCCGGCACCAGCCGCCACTCGAACCCTACCGCCGGTAAGAGCTGCTGCCCTCTGTTCATCATCCAAGTCCTTCAAGGGTACCGGTATGTTTTGGAGTATATTGGGGTCACTGATGGCAGCTACAGCTGCTGCAGTAGCAATACCAACGACCTCGGACTGCTTCGGGGGCTCATCAGGCTTTTGATTGATCTCCAATGACTTTCTTGCCGCAGTGGTGGCGTTCTCCTGAACGGTGGCCAACATTGCTGAGCGGGAGTCTTGGGTGGTCTGAGTCTCTTGGGCCCCTACCGCGGCAACTTCTTTGATGCTTTGAGTAGTGAGAGCTATGGAGTCTTGGATCTCATTGGAAGCATTGTCCACTGGCTCGGGGGCAAACTGACCTGATCCGGCCTGCTTGGCCGCATCATCAATCCAATCCCTCATCCTAATGTTTAGCATCGGGATGGCCGCAAAAATATCCAGTGCTTTGTCGGCATCATCCAACATGGAAGCCGCAATAGACTGCTTGACTTGGCGAACATACTTAGGGTTCTCCAAGATCCCCTTCACCGTTGCAGTCCCCCCTCGAGTAAGTAGGGTCCGGAACTGAAGAGCTCGTCGAGCGGCCCCTGCTGGATTAAAGGCTTTGAAGTTCAAGGCTCGTCTAAGCATTGCCTTCTGGGATGGTTTCTCTAAGTGACTCTCGATGAAGTCCCCGTAGGCCTCAAGTTGAGTGTCAGCCATTCGAAGGATACGAAGACCTTTCTTGATGAGAGCATCTTCGGTATTGTCAACCCCAGAGGTCTCTTCGGCATATCTCTCGTAGGTGTCCAAAGCCAATAGGAAAATAATGTACTCGGCAACTTGAAACTCACCAACCGGCTCATCCTCTTCTTCAGTAGGAGCCAACTTAGCCACCGTAGGGGTTATTGGAATCAATAAGGGGTTGTTTCGAGCCCTATCCAAGACAGGGTCAAACAAGCTGGCTTGGACTGGGAGCTCTTCAATAGTCGAGGTCATCAGGTTCTCCGTGACTACTAGAGGGATTCTAATAGAAAGGCAAACGGTTTTTACTTGCCAGGCTCCAAGTACCCCTCGTCAATCAACCTTCCCCGAATATATTCTGGGTCGGCATAAGGCTCGTCCTCCCGAACCAAAAAGTACCTGAGCACCGGGTCGGATTGAATCAGGTTCTCCTTGATCCGATCACGCTCTTGAAGTGCCGCATACTGAGCTTCATCTTCAATGTAAGTGCTAGGAAACGTCCAATGCTGATACCCGTGAAACTCCACTATTAGGTTGTGAGAGGGGAAGAAGCCATCATACCTGAACTTGTAATTTGTCTTGGAGTTCACAAATCTTGGGTCACTCCATTCCGTCTCATAAACAGCACCCTGAAGTGACTTTGAGATATTCTCCAAACAGATAGCCTCTCTGATGTGGTTGCGTGAAACTTGAAGGCCATGCTTTTCGCACTCGCGTTTGATAGTCACAAAACAATGACCCAGTCCCGCCATAGCCTTACCAACTGAAATCTTTCCATTCTTGAGTTTGAACGGAGCCAACGTAGATGATGATAGTTCTATGATATCAACAGATCTCCAGAACCGATTGGCTCTCGCTTCTTTCATACTAGCTGATTGTTTAGGGGCAGCTCTCGCTATAGAGGACTCGGTTTCTTTAGTCAAACCTCTCTTCCACCCACCTGAAGCGGAGAGTTTTGCTCTAGTTTCTTCAGACTTAGTACGAATATCTGATCCTTGAGCTACAACCTCAGACCCGAAAGTTTCCTTGTACTTTCCCTCTAGTTCCGGATGGGTATTACGAATATGACTTACCAAGCTTTCAGATCGGTAACCACATACCTGGCAAGTCACGTAATCTTGCCCTTCAATCTTGGAAGCCCAGAAGGACTCCTCATCTTTGGACAAACAGATCTGACACCGAGTCTCGTGCATGGATGGGACAAGGGACAAGGCTACCTCATGCTCGAGCCCACATGAAGGACAAGAGATCTTCTTCTTGAGGCCTTTCCTCGGAGCCCCCTCGTTGAACTTTACAAGAGCTGCACTCTTGTTATCCGAAGCTACTTGGCATACCACTACAGCTCCAGAAAACTTAGACCGGTAGGCATCAGCCGTAATAGAATGCTCAGATTTGAGGTGACGAGCCAAACTTACAGAATGGAAGTCACAGATCCGGCACCGGACATAATCGACTCCTTCAACCTTACCAGCCCAACGAGCCGCCTCAGTATCTTGTAAGTGCTTCTGGTGAGCTTCATCTTTGGCTTGAGCCAAATGATTAGAGAGTCCAATAGAACCTGCACAGCCAAGTCCACAAACAGGACACCCTCTGTCTACCCCACGCTTATCAAGCTCACAAGCTGGACACAACACCTGAAGTAACCGTGCCCTCTGGGCTAGGTTGAGTTTAACTGGTGATCCACAACCAGCACAGGGTTCTTCAACCTCTTGTACGGTATGCTTTCTGCCTCGGTGAATATGACCGAACTCTACAGCTGCTTTAGCTTGAATGGTTTTACCACGAGCGTCGAAAGCTTCTTGACCGAACTTCTCTACCCACCAAGTTCGTAAAGTATTCGGACTCACAAGAAGTCTCTTTGCCACGACCTTGAAGGGTTCGTCCGTGGCAAAGATCTCGTAAGTGCTCTCTTTGGTTGCGCTACCGCTCTTCTTTGGCATCGTAGGTTTTAGGATACTACCTACGATGCCAAAGTCAAGTTTTACCTACCGAGGTACTCAAAATCCTCAATGATTTCAAATCCTTGCACGAAGGTTGAAAACCAAAACGATATAGAGAAGTGGAAAAATAGGGGCGTAGTACGCAGTCGCATTCAATATCGTGGGGTCATTAGGGTCTACCGTAGCGGAGATACCTGTGAAGGCAGACACGATCTCCTGCTGGATCAGTTGCTTGAAGAGTGAGGTCATCGAAACCTCAACTTCATTGGTTCGACTCGACAGGAACTTGGTACCTACGTACGCGTCGAGGACTGACCTTGAGCTGATCGAGACGTAGTCCGCGATCTGGGTTACCGTGGGCAACCGGGTCAGGATGTTCGTCATGTTGGTCGTGAGACCCTGACGAATCCTGATGACTGGCTGCAGATCTTCCAGAATGGTGACACCAGCCGTTGCCGTTTGATTGGCCTCAACAGGATCCATGATTCTGGGGATCTGAGTGAACCCTTGGAGCTGACGCCTCGTGTACGGGGTAGCAACATCCACAGCTGGGGAGCAGACAGCACCGGCAACGGCCGCCGCGAAGAAAGTACCATCCACCAAAGATTGGTAGGTGTTACCAAGTTCGTCGGTGAAGGTAACCACTACCGAGTCTGGATAGAAGGCAACGATCCTCGAACTAAACAAGGACTTCGCAATGGTCTGGGCCACGGTGGGGGTCGTACCACCGGCGAACCCGATAAAGCCCATCCTCTCCGATTGGTTACGGATGTTGGACATGACCTCACAGTGCTGAGTCAAGTACGAATACACAGAAGTATCCGTGCTAAGGGGCACCAGGACGTCAGGCTTGATGTTACCAGGGAGTGGGGTAGCCAAACCTTGGATAGCTGTAATGAAGGATTGAGCAGAGGCCTGGTTCGTGTTAGGAACCTTGATGACCTGCTTGATCCCGACTAGGACAGCACCATTGAGGATGGCCAAGTAGGCACCCAAGGTAACTCGGTTCTCGGCATTGAGCGGGCCGTACACACCTTCAATGGTCTTGAATTGTGAGTACAGCTTTGTCGAGAAATCCTGCTTCATGTAGTAGTAACTAATGAAGTAGAAGTCCCCATTTGCGGGTTCGGCACCAGAGGGATTGAATGACTCGATGTTTGCCGTGTCACTCACTCCAACTCCAACCGTATTGGCCACAGTAGTCTCGAGGCCTGGGATAGAGTAGAAGGGGATTCCAGGGTTCACAGAAAACGTCTGCGAAGCCAAAAGGGTGAAGTAACCTGCATTATCGTACTGGCCAGTTGTAGCCGGCAAGACAGTGAACCTCAGACCTGTACGAGCATCTGTATAGGTCTGACCGGGATACCCAGTACCCGACGATCCATTGACCACATCCGAGGATGTGACAGCAAAGTTGTCGGTGGCGTCTTCACCATTATCACCAGAGACCCCGGGAACAATCCCAGTACCGGTGAGGGTATTGAAGGCTGTGGCAGTTGAGAACCCGACGCTGCTAGTGATGCCGGTCGTCAAGGACTCAATGGTGACATAAGTCTGACCATTGATGGTTGATGGGTAAGCAACCGCACCAGTGAAACCACCGGTACCCATGAGGGAGTCAACAACTTCTTGAGCTGTCACTAGAGTCTGACTTGCGAAAGATCCCTGGCTGAAACCAAGAAGAATGTTCGCGGTACCTGCACCAATCAGAATTGCTGACTGGGTTCGATTGGTATTACTGGTAATCCTAATCTTACCAAGGTTGGTAAGAGTTCCATTGGTGGCCGAACCCTGTGAGGTGATCACAGCATTGATCTGACTAGCAATCACTTCAGCCGATTTAGACTGGATATCAACTGATACGGTACCAGCGAAGGTTGTATCCGGGGTGATGACCAGTGAGGCTACAGTACTTGCTGTAATCGTATAGGTAGTTGTGGCGTTGACTGAGGTTTCAACGGTGCCACCGAACGATAACGCTACCCCAACTGACCCTGCTGTTGGAACAACCGTAAGGACTACTTCGTAGATTGCACCCACGATAGCTGCCATCGGATTGGTCAGAGTTGCTGTATTACCAGCTACATGAGTAAAGGTTGGATAAGGTCCAGTCCAATCCGTACCTAGAACCCAGCCCGTAGTTGGTGTGATTTCATTGGTCAGGGTAGAGGTAAAATCAACCCCGTTGATCCTTACTTGGAAGCTGTCATTTACGCTCGGGATAACCGTGAACGGGTTAGCACTAGATCCAAGGATAGTTGCGGCCTTGTTGATAGATCCTGTGGTTCCAAGAGCCTGTTCAAAAGTTCTGAATCCAAGTAAAGTCTCAGCAGTACCCTGGGCTACATAAACAGAGCTGACAGCATCAAGCCCGCCAGGAAGTGCACCGGGGGTGGTGTTGCTCTTGATTACAAAGAAGGCTGCAGTACCACCAAATGCCGATACAGCTGTTGCTGTAGCAGGAGTGATAACCCCACTGATAGCCGAGGCGATTGATGTTGGAGTCCCTGTTGTCAGCGTGATTGGAGGTTTTACAACTCCGTCAATCACAAGATTCAGGATGTCATCCACTCCAGTGGTAAAGACAACATTTCCACCAACAAGAGTTACTGCCTGACTTACTAGGGTTGCCGGCTCAGCTGTGAGAAGGTTCGTTGTCACCGGTGTTCCGTTGACGTTAGTGATCCAATCTGCAGAAGCTGTGTAGAACGAGTAAGGCTGAGCCCCTTCGTTAGTATAGACGGCATTGCGTGCTGGAGCCTGACCAAAGGTCACAGTCACGGTCTCAGAGACCGGAGTCCCAGCACCCGTATATAGTGCATCGGGAATGTACTCTACCCCACGGGGCCACTGAACGATCTCTGAGAGAGCACTCTTGGTACCAAAGCGAACCTGGTAAAGGTTCGTGTTCAAGAGGGAGGAGAACACATTATATTGTCCGACACCTACTGGACCTGCAACGGTATTGGTCAGGATATAAGTATCGTCAACAATTCGGTTATAGTAGAACGTTGCAAAAACGTTCCAATCTGCGGGGATAGAATCCCTCAAAGTGATCTTCCGGTTTACCCCATCGACCGTAGTGACAGTAGCTGCCGGTCGACCCAAGGCATCCGAGAGTGTCCTACCTACCCTAGCAACTACCAAGTCAGGGCGGTTAGTTACCACGTCTTGACGACTATTGGTCACTGACGAGAAGAGGGAGGAACCAAGAACCGTGTCTCGACCGTTACCAGTGGTGGGAACCTCTGGAAGGAGGAACACTGTATTACTGATCACTGCAGGAATAACAGAGGTGTCTGCAAACCTTGTGCAAGGAGCCAGATACATCTTGTCATCGACCAAAGTCGGGATGATCTGAGTGCTATCGAAAGGTGTTGCACCCGGGGTCTGCAAGGTAGAGGATACTGAATAGCTAGTACCCCAGTGGACAATTGACACATCCGGTGTTGGATTCTTAATGACGAAGTCAGCACCCTGGATGTAATCCGAACGCCCGGGGCTGATGCCTGCCCTAATGACACTTGTCACCAACGGATTTGGCAAGTAGTCGAAAGTGTCCTGCCAAGTATTAGCCCAGTAGTTGATTGTAACAGTGGCTCCTGGAGCAGGAGCTATTGCCAATGTAACAATACCGTTAGTCCCATCCACAGCCGATGGGATCACCTGGACACCATTCACCTTGACAACCACCTTCGAGGTGTCTGTCGTGGTAATACCTCCAGAAGTTCCATCAACGATTGGACGTTGGAACACTCTAAACTGAGTATTACCACTCACGAACTGGTTACTACTGAGACCCAAAATCCCGTTAGCATTTCCAGTACCGATCAGGATAGAGGAAACTGCTGTAAGCTTAAGGTGCTTATCCCCTATGTTGTCAATGAATACTGATGCAAACCCAACCCCTAGAACTGCGGTAAGCTGGGTCACTAAACTAGCTGCTGTAGCAGCAGCGGCAGCCTGGAATACAACTGTCCGCATAGCTCCACCGTTAAGAGCTACCTGGAAGGTATCATTGGCCCCAGTGACGATATTGTAGGTCTCAAACCCTGGAGTAATGATCGTCTGAGGGTCTTCACTAACCTGGCTAGAAACGTCATCCGTGAAGGCTGTGTCCGCACGATGGAAGAAGTAGGTTGCTCGAACAGTGTCAGCCGGCTGAGGTGGTACCTGAAGAGTCACTATGCCTGAGGCCCCATTGACTGCACCAATCGCAACAGGAGACCCGTTGACTGTTGCACTCACATTACGGACATCGTTTGTGACCCTACCAAAACCCTGGCCGTCAACGATCGGAGTATTTCGAACTCTGAATTGAGTGCGAGTACCGTCCTGAGCACCCAAAATCGGGTTATTAGGATTAGTACTATCTACAACCCATTCAGCTGAAACATCTTCATTAACGATCTGCTCATCGAGACTCGAGGAGGATCCTCGGACCATTTCAAGGTCAGCTACTTGAAGCTGCTCTTGACCAACCCCGATGACGAACGGGATACGAAGGCCGGCTACAAGAGCTGCAACGTTCGCATCGGTCAATGTGCGGGAGTAAACACCTGGTTGGACATATGTCGAAAATGGGCCAAGACTCATGATAGATCTCCTAACAACTAAAGGGTCTTCATTTAGAATCTGGTCTGATTTGATCTAATTTGGGTCTTGAGGAGGTTTGATCCGAGTCCGGGGTTCTACATTTGATCTGTGAGTCTAGTCCTACGATATGTGCTTACTCTCGAGGCTATGAACTATCCTTTCGAGTCTTTGGCCTTAAAGGGGTTACAAGTGGAATATCTAGTCATTGGCCAATATTAGAAATCCGAAAGACACCCCTACACGATTTGAGCTCTTATTGGCCAACTTTGGCTTCAGGCTGCTTCTCCATGGCCACTGCATAGTCAACAAGCCTTCCTCTGGCTTCTCTTTCAGAGGGGCTCATTGCAAGATAGTCGGTATAACCTTCACCATCCACTCTAGCTAATGCAGGGCTACCACCTACTGTTCGTACTTCTCGCTTAACACGATCTCTATTCCTGTAAGTTGACCATCGCTCTTCAGCACTACGCCCAACAATCTTGTCAGCAGTAGGGTAATCCTGATCATGAACTCCGGAGTTTGCCGGAGCCGAACCACCTGGAGCAAACCCAAAGCCGAACCCACTCCCATCAAATAGTCTTGGGGCTTCGTCAGCACAAGAGGGGCATTCATGTGTCGGATGGGAACCCATCTTTAGGATTCTATCGAATCTTGTACCACACAACTGACATTCGAAGGTGTACTTGGGCATTGTACTCTCATTTCATGTAATTCGTTCGTAATTTGAGTTTCTCCCAACGATGATCGGCACAGTTGAGAAGAGAAGGTCGGTTTCAGAGATTACTTTGATCCCTGAGGTTCCGTCCGACTGTGTCGCTGCAGAGACCTTACTGAGTGTAAAGGGTAGTGGAAGATGTACCTCCCAGTCCGACTGGACCTGAACACTCATAGAGGCTGTATAGTAGAAGATGTCGGCCACGTCATCATAAGACTCCTCGCCTTCACCTCCAATGGATACTTCAGTGATCTCTAACCCTTCGAAAGAGAGGTTTGGTCTCTTCTCATGCCAAAGAGACATATGAGTATAGTCAGCCATCTCCTCCATCTGCATGGGGTCTTGAGCTATTACATCAATATCGAATGATACCTCGAATTTACCACCATATGCGGTCGCGGTATCAACGCGATCATCATAGATCACAACTGCGATCTTATCACCCTTCTTGCCTCGTTTACCAAAGGCAAGAATAACCCCAGGAATGGTCTTCCAATCGGCAGTGTTCCACTTCCATTCGATAGGACCTATCGAATCAACTGGGTAGCGATAGTCAGCAGTCAAGATTTGACCTGGCATGAGCTCTGACTTGATAAGGATCTCACCAGTCGAGTAGTCTATTGTGTAATCAACCCCCTCGTAAAATGGAAGTTTCCTATTAACCCAGATTCGAAGAGTACCACTAACTGGTATATTTTGAAGACGGGCATGAATCTCAACACCTGAAACTACCTGCAATAGAGGCTCATCTGTCACGGTTAAAAGAGGGTCTATCACGAAGTGACCAATCTCATTAGGATTGGTCGGAGCATCTAGGCATTCTATGTAGTAGACCCCTGCGGGGATTGGCATCGAATCCCCGTTGGCCTTTACCGTGTTAAGGTCCTCCTTTACCCACTCCAAAAGATAGGAGGGTGTATCCAGGTAGGACAGCATGACATGACTCTCAATAGTTCCAATCAGATTTTGAGCTGAAAGCTTTAGGTTGTTTGCGGAGGAACCTTTAACAACGATGCCAAAAGCTGGCCTTTCATCGAAAGCATATTTATTTTGAATGAAAGGTACAACTTTTTCATACACAGGATGACGTGAAAAACTATCTTGGAGCTCGAGAATGAGACGCCGCTTCAAGGAAGACAGCAAGTAGTAGTACATACTGCTCCTTCTGTAGTAACTTTTACCTGTTGTTCAGGACTCGAACTAATCAAGTACTGGATAGCACGTGATAAAATATCCGGGTTGTCTTGAAAAGCTCCTAATCCAATATTGCAGGTGTGGCACAACAACCCTCTAACTACTCCTGAAGTGTGGTCATGATCAATATCAGTACGTCCAAGATCACGACCGCAAATAGCACAGAGTCCTTCTTGACTAATGTACATCTGTTGAAAACTCTCAACAGATAGACCGTATCTCTTTACACGAACTTGTAGGTCAAACTCCTTAGACCTACTTGGGTGCTCGAGGAGCCAGGTCTTCTTGTACTCGGACATGTACTTCTTGTTACTTTGGTACCAAGCTTTTTGAATAGCTTTAGAGCAATCTTTGCAATCGCACTTTATACAGGGTTTCATCATTCAACCCTAGTCATATTCTTGGTTCGCAAGAACCAAGAGACCCTGCGCAACTGCATTCATTTGATCTTGAGCAAGTCTAATTTCAGAGATACTAAGTGGAAAACCCTTAGCTTCTTCTTTTGCAAATTCTTCCTTGAACACATTCAAGAAACCCTTAGCTAAGGTTGTCCCACCTGCTAATACAATAGGGATTGGGTCGGTAAGATCTATCCCGCTCTGATCTTTGCGGATCTTCTTTGCTATATCTGTTAAGCAGTTGTGGATCAGGTTCCTCACGTACAGAGCAATGGCCTCAGCATCCGGATTATCCTTGGGCGGATCAGATAGATTAAACTCCCCTCGCTCTTTGATCGAACACATGCGAGAGGAGGTGGACCCAACAGCTTTAGCTGAATGTTCATCAATCCAGTCACCACCCCCACGGGCGATTGAGAAACTGGCACCCATCATTGCCTTAAATGACAAGGCTACGTTACACAAGCCAGCACCAAAAGAGATAGCTAACCCAGAGTAGTTGGATGAGGAGCACTGGGAATAGATGATCGCCATAGCCTCATTCATCGGATGAGCTGTGTAGCCACTCTTCTCGATGATCTTTCGAAAGACCTCAGTGTGGTAGGCCACATCTTGACCAGGGAGATCAAAAGGCTCGGCCGGAACACTGTAATAACAATGCTCCCCCGTTACCCTAGCTTCATCCAGAATGGCATATACCAGCTTACTGAGAACTATGTGAAGCTTGAGCTCACCAGGCGAGATTAGACCCTTGGAAAGAGGCCTACGTACCTCCCTCTTGAACAAGTTTGCCATCTGCAAAGCTGGTTCACCCAACACAATCAACTGATCTGCAATCTCTATGAAGTCAACCTGACTCATTTTCAGAGTCTTCTTGGATTCAACCTCCAGGTCGAGAAACGCATCCCTCATCACCTGTATATCGACTCCCTGACCCTCATACCTTGCACAGATCAGGTTCATTGTGCCGACATCTAAACCTATTCCATACTTCTTATTCGATTCATTCGACATATGTCTACCTTTTTTCATCTGTTATCTGTTTGATCTTCATCAGGCCTTCCAAGGATCTGATGTGAGTCTCTGCTTGAGAAGGTACACGTGAGATTCGTGCTTGTCCTCAATCCCTGCAAGGAGGTTGTCTGTCCCTCGAGTAAGCTCACCATGGTTCTTCATCTCAGCGGCGATAGCAGCCAGACTAGTTATGAAGTGTTCCTCAGCCTTCAAGCTTGATTCCATGAAAATGTGTGGGTTAATCTCTTGTTGAGTAAGCCCATCTCCACAGAACATGTGGACAGTTTTAGCAATCAATGAAGCTTGGAGGCCCGGGTGTAACTTGTCCTGTGGGCAACCCACTCCAACAGCTTTCTCGGCAATCTGATCAGCTTCCTCCGCGGTCTCATTATAGAGTCTTTCGAAGAGGAGGTGATCAGCGTAGTAAGCTTCACCATGGGTCAACCAGTGATGTCCTTGATGGATCTGGGCAAGAGCTCGTACGAACACAAGAGCCGTAGGCAAACCAAGACCTTCACCATGAGCTAATTTGGCTGCAACTGTGTGTGCTGTCTTCATAGAGGCTGATTTGTCCAAGCGAACCTTCATTCCGGGCAGGTAGGGTGGCCCATGAAAAAACGGGTTGTATGATGATGGATCTTGCCAGATCACAAACGTTGCATCATCCGGTGGGGTCTGAGTACTACTAACTCCGGGATGATCCTGATTCGGACGGAAAGGATCTGAATCGGTCATATCAGACGATCTTCCAGTTGCGTAGAGATCCTAGCTGCAACCTCGGCTAACTTTCTAACTTTTGGTTGCAGCTCCGCCAATAAGAGAGCCGGATACTTAGTAGAATCCTCACCAGCCTCTTTGAGGCTGAAGGCATTCTTCTGAGCTTCACCTAGCGCGGCCAGCACCTCATTGAAGGCATTCCCGATAGCCACAATGGCTGGGTGCTCATCACCAGAAGCAATGAACTCTTCAGCAACGACAGAAGCCTTCTTGAACCAAGTATGAGGGGCTAGGGTGTTAGCTGGGATAGACTTCTTCATGTAGCGAAGGATCTCTTCGTCATTCTTCACCATGGGACGGTCTGGATTCACAACAATCTTGTCACCCTCCCACTTGGCGAAGTCCTTGCCACCCATGCCATTCTTTTCGAGTACAGTACCATCAGTGGTGAGCATTCCACCGTGAGCTGGCTTCCTCTCGTAGAATGCGTCGACTACCTTCTTCTCAGAGCTGCTCAAGGCAGCTGTCACCTCTGTGGAGGCCATTTTTATTAGGGCATGAGATCGCTCGAGCCCGTCGGGCTCCTTGAGCCGCTCTACTAACTCAAAGGGACCCATCCCCTCAGCTTGAAGTATGAGGGCATCCTTCGGGTCATAACCCTTCGCTGAGAGCAATGCTTGCAACTCCTGAAGTTCACTCTCCCTTGGATCAATAGCCGGCTCTGAAGGTTCTCCAACTTCACCTAAAGCTAATCTATTTGGATCCGCAATGAAGGACTTTCCTGTATAGGGGGACTTCATGGAACCCTTCCTACGAAGAGCCATGTAGAACTTTTGCCCATCAGTATCTGTATACTCCCAGATCACGTTGGTTCTGTTACCTTGGGCTCTCAATTCCTTAGCAACCGCAGGGAGGTTTACCCGAACTGGATGACCAGGAAACGTGCTACCACTAAATGGATCTCTAAGTAGCCCAGCTTTCTTCTCAGGAAGGTAGAAGATCACACCGTCATCACCAACATACTTCCACAAAACCGTAGAAGCGGCAGCTGTCTTCTCAGCTTTGTTGATCTCCCCAAAGTTCATCTTCTCACCCTTGGGAGTGAAACTTCGTCCCGTATATGGGGACTTCAACGTTCCAGTGACTCGTTCTGGGAGGTAGAAGGTAGAGCCATCCCCGTCAACGTACTTCCAAAGCGCCCCTTTGACCTTGGCTTCATCTTCTTTCAGTTCCTTGCCAACATCTGATAGAGAAGATCTTTCAGGCTTTGCCGTAAAGGATTTGCCTGTATGGGGTGACTTTAGAGTTCCAACCTTCTTCTCCGAGAGGTAGAAGTCCTTGCCGTCCTCGTCTGTGTACTTCCAAAGCACTGTGGCCGCGATCTTACTCTGGATGGAAGCCGCTCGTGCTAAGAGTGCCTGCTTAGGATCAGTCGTCATGAATATCTAGCCTCTCCGTAACTGGTAAGATTGAAAGAACTTTAACCACCCTGCTTCCGAAATTTCCTCAAAGCACTTCCAGCCTTTTCAACCTCGGACCCGTCAGTCTTTATAACTTTTGGAGTGATCCTACTCGGGATGCTTCGCGCATCTGGTAATGACGGAATGAAAATTGGAGCTTTTTCATCAGCATCCGACTCTAGGATACCAGTAGAAGCAGACTTGGCTTGAGTAACCACTTGAACTGTTGCAGTTGGAAGATTGTTCAGTTTTTCCAAGATGGTCTTCAACTTGTCATCTTCAGTGGACCGTCTCTCACTCTCAGCCTTCAAGCGAGCATTTTCAGCCTCCAACCTCTCGATTCTCCCTAAGAGTTCCCCCTGTACTTTGGAGGATTCCCCCTGTACTTTGGACAGTTCTGATTGTAGGTTGGTATTAGAGACTAGAGTCTCAATAGATTGAGGCTGTTCAACAACAGGAGCCAACTTCGGTTTTTGGACAGGTTGTTGGTAGTTGGCAGTTGGTCTATTATGCCAGAATACACGCCCACAACTGATATGATTCCATAACTCTGAAGAGCCAAGAGCTATGTTACCAGGTATTGACGTGTTTTTACCGTGAGGTACGTTGTACCCAATGTCGGTAACCACAATCATATCTGTGATCCCACTGACTATTACTACATCTCCAGGATTCATCTTCATAATCTCTCTAACTATCGTTTGGAAGCTGCTGCAACCCCAGAAGCCATCCTTCTAACTTCAAGTACTATGGCCTTCCGGATTTGCTCCTTAGCTTCCTTCTTAGCCTTCTCAATGAAGTCGTAAGGCTGGCGACCAGGGTGAACCCACTTACCATCTTTCATGGACTTGACAGTTGCACTTCTGAAAATCAACTCACCTGTTTCAGTGATGATTGGAATTGGAGCTCGGGCTTTGGTCAACCATCGCATCTGCCCCTTCCGTTG